GGCCCTGAAATCAGGGCCTCGGCACGCAAGGCGTGCTTCATTTTGAACCTCACTGCTAGGAAAGCTACATCATGTCACGGTTTCGAACCCGTACTGAGACGGGGCCTCGGATACCCGGTACTGCTACCGCGTATCCGGCCACTGGGGCACCTACTGTGTTCCAAGATTGGGTAAGCTCCCAACCTCAGGGTGATGTAGCTTGTACTGATACACTTTCTCTCTCGAGGCCATACACCGTGCCTCACGACTTTATTCTAAGTCGGAGGGAGATATCGGCGCCGTACTTTTCGGGCGAGTGGATGCAGGGAACCACGAAATGGGTCCTTGACCGCTACTCGAATAAGTCGTACGTCGACGTCTCAGGCTGCTTTCAGGGCGATCCTCTAGGGGTCCCTTCAATGAGTGAACTGGCTCTACGGGCAATTGCCAATATGAACCCGAACACACCGACGACAGACCTTCCGGTCTTCATCGCTGAATTGAAGGATCTACCTCATATGATCCACCAAATAGGTGACCTCATACGGAGTAGGGGGCGCAAGCGCCCCAATGCCGGTTCTTCCTACCTTGCTTACGCATTTGGTTGGAAGCCCTTAATCTCAGACCTCTTGGCCATGATTGACCTAACAGAGGAAACCGAGAAAAGGCAGAAATATCTGCAACGGCTGGCTAAAGGTACTAGGATCAAGCGAAAGCTTGGTTCTGGCACTGGGGATCAGTCCATCTCTGGACTCAATACGTGGTCTGGAGCAACTGGCTCCGCCGTGACCTTCTACACCCAGCATTCTGTCTGGGAAAGTTGGTATACGGCGTGGGCAAAGTGCTTCATTCCGATCCCATCATTCGAGGCTACACACGCGGCCGCCTTTAGAGCGGTGCGTGGGCTCTCCGGGCCCTCGCTTTCACAAGCTTGGGAGCTGTTACCGTGGTCGTGGCTGGTAGACTATTTCACCACTTTTGGTGACTACCTTGCTGCCACTCGTGGGGGTATCCCCTTCACGTGGACTGACCTCTGCGTTATGCGGAGATCCGCGGTACTCCGGGAAGATTCTTTGGTTTCCAACCCAAAGAATCTGAGCTTCGTCCCTGGCACTCGGCGAACCGAGCGCAAGGAGCGGAAAGTGTACAAATATACTCCGTTGCCCGCCTTCCGGGAGAGCGTTTTATCGTTCGCCCAACTGCGGATAATTGGAGCCCTAGCAGTCAGTCGGTCATACCGACTGGCGCGGCAATTGTAACAATAAGTTGACCGCGTAAGAACGTAGAGATACGTCCAAACCCTTAGAAGGAAGAGCAACATGTTTGCAGCAACCATCACGATTACCCACAATGCCGTGGCGAAGGTCCTGAATAAGGACAAGAACCTGGCCTCGGGCGTCGAGTACTATCTCAACGATGGGAACACGCGTTTTCGCCTGCTAATCAACCACATCATCCCCAAGACTGGGGCTGCTGGTGAGTCTCACATGGCTCGACTCAATGTCGAGTACTATGACCCGACCACCGGCGCCTTTATCCGGGAGGTTTCCTCCTGGTGCGTTATCAAGTCGCTTTTGGGCGTACAAGTTGACGCGGAATCCGAGTATTGCGCTAACGCGCTCGTCGGGTTCCTTACTGGCGCTAATGTGACTAAGCTCGTCGATCGCGAGATCGGCTAAGCGTTGTCACCAGCAACGAAGTGGAAGACTACTGACGGGTTTCACCGACAGTAGGCGAGTCGTTTGGTTGTCGCAACATCCTCACTCAAGCACCCATAGAAAGGGTCCTATAATGAATATGGATGTTCGACATGCTGCTCTTGAGCCACTTGATCCATTCTTCTCAGACTGGATTGGGGTGTGCCAAGAGCTACAACCGCTGCTTACGAAGGTTCACTTAGATCTTCGTAAACGCACAATCACACGTGGGTTTTCGATCATTATGATCGATATGCCTAACCTCGGTAAAGCCTTTGATAGGGCTATTGCCGATGGGCATTTCTCCTTTGTGGAGGAAATCCCCGGGTCTCTAGGTGGCCTGAAAGGACCACTGGCAAACCTCCTCCGCGCCGTTTTTAGGGGCGAAGAGGGATGTGATTTTGCACAGGTACCGAACCTCGATCCCGACGTCGTCTTCTTTATGAGGACGATGTTCTACTTCTATAAGAAGTTTGAAAGGGATTGCGATGACGAAACTATTCGTCGCGCTCTTCGGTCTTTTATCACGACCGATTCGAGGCTTCAGTCGCCCAGCCTTGGCTGGGACGCTGATTGGCTTGACTTTCCTGATGATTTTAGGGAAGTTAGCCACGATAGGCTTATGGATCCCCTTAGACTCTCGTCTAAGGGACTTCGGGAAGTCGTATGGCGAGTTGCAAGACTCGTCTCTACTGCTTTTCCGGAGGTCGACCCCCTATCATTGGTACCTAAACATGGACCTGGAGCCGTTGCTGAAGGTTCGAAGCACCGAGACAAGTACCTCTTCGAGGACTGGTCAACGAAGCTTGAAGGGGTGTTCCCTTCGGATGCATTTGCGTCCACGAACTTTCAACCCTGCGGACGAAACCGCGAGGTCCCGGCGCGCGTGCTGGCTGTTCCAAAAACTCTTAAGGGACCCCGTATAATAACGGCGGAACCTCTGAGCTATCAGTATTGCCAACAGGCTATGCTGACTTGGATTAGAAAGCATGTGCCGGGGTTTCTCATGCCTGCGGTCGATTTTTCGTCTCAAGCGAAGAGTTGGCCGTATGTCCTGCAAGGGAGCATTGATAACTCCTTTGCCACTATGGACCTCTCTGAGGCCTCTGATCGTCTCTCGCTCTTCGCAGTAGAAGTACTGCTGGGCGGAAACGAATCGCTCCTACGGGCTCTGCATTCCTGCAGGTCTCGCTGGTGCGAGGTCGAGGGACAGGGCTACTTCATTCTTAAGAAGTACGCTGGCATGGGAAATGCAACGACTTTTCCTGTACAAACACTGTGCTACGCTATTTGCGCGGTCGCATGTGTTATATGGGAAAACGAGTGGAAGGTTTCGAAGAAATCAATTCTTCGCGCCACTTCACTTGTACAGGTCTTTGGGGACGACATCGTCGTTCCCGCAGCGGTAGTAGGCATCCTGGGCAACCTCTTGACCGACTTCGGTCTTGAGGTGAACTATGGCAAGACCTTTGTCAAGGGTCCCTTCCGTGAATCGTGTGGGCTAGACGCCTACGCGGGTCACGATGTTACCCCGTTCTACTATAGAACGAGTTCGCCGCAGGATAGGAATGCATATGCTTCGTGGGTTGAGGTTTCCAACAATGCCTATAAGAAGGGATTGTGGAAGCTTTCTGCCTGGATGGTTGATCAAATCCCCAAGAGGGACAGGTTGCTCATTCCGGTCAGCCCACGTGAGCGTTTCGCGCTCCGGCTTCACTCCTTCCAGCGTGTAGACGTAATCCAATCGCGTCGGCGCACTAACAGGCGTCTTCAGCGAGAGGAGTTCCTCGTTTTTGAGGAGGCTACGCGTCAGAGGAGAGTGGAGCGAAACTCTTTACAGTCGCTTTTACAGTATTTTGTAGAGGCTCCTTCTGCTGAGACCAAATGGTCCAGTGGTTGGGTTAAGAGTTCTCACGTGCGGTTGCGCGTGAGGTGGGTCTCAATTTACTAAAATTGAGGGTCCTAGGGACATGGTAGTGAGTCCGAGTTAAG